GCCGACTCGTAGACTTACATTACTGAAGGTTCACTTTCCACTCGACAAGCCCGACACCGTATATTGGGCAGTGCAGCGACTAGCACGGATAAGTGTTTTTAGAAGTACAGTACTTTGGTATTTTTTTGGAAAAGCGAAACAAGCTGGGAAAATGAACCATATAGATATTACTTTTAGTGATCCGAATTGTAAACACTTTAGTACGTGTAAGTGCGTGATAACTGCGACCGGGGTGTCACCGGAGACGGCCGGATTTGTTGCGAGTTCAATTAATCCAGATTTCTCAGAACGGTTGGTGGACGTAGGCACACAGATAGCGCGATCCTTTGCGTTGGAAAATGGAGTGCCGGTTCGTCTTGAAAAGCGATATGACCATGAATTTCTTAAGCTGACCCTGGCAAGGGAGGGCGGCTTTGTGAGAGAGCATGTCCAAAAACGTGTTTTCCCAAAAAAAGTCTGGCCAGAGGATCGTGAATTATGGGAAGTGTCTCGAGAAGTTCGTACGAGTTTGCGTGAGGCAGAAGTGCGGACGATGCAAGAGCTGACGAAATCAAATTTCCCAGATTGGGACGATCTGGAAGCAGGTCCGTGGCGAGATGCGAAGCGAGTTCCGTTTACCTGTTTTAATGGACAGTGGAATAGAGTAGCACTAACGGAGAACAACCAAGGGCAGATAGTGCCAGCACTCCCAGAATCAGAAGTGGTCTGGGGGGATGAGATAGATACTCTGCAGAATATGGTGCTTAAGAAATTAAGTATGGTGTATCAGACGATGGGCAAGAAGAATGGGCGCCCATTTGTATTATCTGCAATGTCACAGCAATTCCCGAAGAAGTACCCGATGGTTATAGCGAATACTAACAAACCTAGCGCAGTTCCCCCGAAATCATTTGAAGAGGTACGCGATTTAATTCCAGAGGCAATGGATTTAATGTACTACAAAATGAGAATCCATGAATTTGGTACAGAAAAGAGTGTTTTGAACTTTGAAATATTGTTAGATACCTACTTGGGAGCGAGTTCTGGACTGAATGCCGGAGACAGGTGGGAGATTCATCATCCTGAGATAGAGGGACCAATCTATGTTAATCCAATAGGAAAGAAAGTGGATACCTTTAAGGATGATGTGATGTCGATAATGCACATGATTCGTACGGGAGAGAAGCTGCCAGTGTACTGGAACATAACACCCAAAAATGAGAACTTCTGGAGTTGGTCAAAGCAAGCAAATGATGCAGATTGGGAGAAGTGGAAGATGAAATGTCGGGTCTTTGTGATACCATCTAGTGTCTACATCCTGGTGGAAAAGCTAATTTCGCGAGTGAGGCACTTGAAAGAACGAGGGTGGGTCATTGCTATAGG